GACATGGAAGCATCCGATGAGATACTGGAGAAATTTGAGCAGGAACGCCAAGCTCAGATCCAGTCACAGCAACAACAACAAAAACCCCCACAAATGAGTGGAGAAGGAGTAATGCAATAATGAATGAATCTAAGTTTCAATATATTGATGAGGAAAAGGAACTAACTGGTGAAGAGTATAGCGACTCTGAAGTAGAAGAATCCCCGACCAATAACGAGACTAAGGTTGAAGCAGAATCAACCAAGACCCCTAAGTCAGAGGAGCAAAAGTTACAAGTAGGCGACAATCAATTTGATTCCGTTGAAGATCTTTTGAAGTTCGCTGAAGAAAGGGATAAGTCTTATTCTAACTTACAAAGCCTAAATGGCAGACAAACCAATGAGCTTGGTGATTTGCGTAAGATGGTAGAAGAGCTACAGGACATTATAGAGCCTGAAGAGGAGCTAGAACAAGTTCCTGAGTTTGACGAATATGACCCTGCAAAACAGAAAGAGTACATTGAGTTTATGGCTGCTAAAAAAGCACAAGATATGATAGAACAGCGTTTTCAAGCTGAAGAAGCAAAGAAAGCTGAGACAGAGTATAATAGTGCTATGGATGCTATGATGAATGATTTTATCGAAGCACATCCAGAGTTAGGTCAAGATCAGTTAGCAAAGATTGCTGCTTTTGGCGATGAGAGAGGCATCACCTTTATAGAGGATGCCTATAATGTTTGGAACATTCAGAATCAACCCGTTAAGGATTCTGCAAACCCAGAGATAGACAAAGCTAAAAAAGCAACGGAAGCAACAAAGATACCGACCACACTGTCTAATGTTAGTACAGGAAACGAGTCGGACACAGACTACGATAGTCTAACACCAGAGCAATGGGCAAATCTATCTCCTGAAGTTCGCAAGAAAGCCTTAATGGAGGTTAATTCTGGATTTTAATTAGGAGAAAAAAATGGCTACAGTTTCTTATAAAGAAGGCCCTTTTGATTCAGCTTCTGGTTTCGGGAATACATCTCCTGGTAGTAGTTCAATGCCACCAGGTGTCAAAGCTGCTATGATTGATTGCTCTGTACAAAATATGGGTGCAGGAGATATTTTAGAAGCGATAAAAATACCTGCAGGTTCAATTATTGTTGAAGTTGGTATTTCTATTCTCGTTGCAGAAGGTGGAACAGCAACAGCAGATGTTGGTTTTACTGGCGATGGCCCAGATGGATTCCTTGATGGAGTTGATCTTAACGCAGCAGTCGGTATTACATATAATAGCTTAAACGCAGCAACAGGTGCAGACACCTACTCAGGTGGAAGATACCAAGCCTCTGAAGATACCATTGATGTAAAATTCGTCAATGCTATGGATGCAGGTAAGTATGTTGTCTGGTGTAAGTTCTTTAAAACTAATCTTAACTAATAGGAGTCTATAATGGCAGCAAATTGGGCATCAGGCCTACAGGTTTCACGATGGGCGAAAGAACTCCAGAGTGAAGTTAGTAAAGGAGTTTACTTTAGTAAATTCATGGGTGAAGGGCCAGGAAACGCTATTCATGTTAAGCAGATGGAAGAAGGCAAAGGTAAAGATGTTACTTTTGGTTTAGTAAATCAGCTTACAGGAAGTGCAATTACTGGTGATTCATCATTAGAGGGTAACGAGCAATCGCTATCTACCTTTTCAAACACAGTTAGCACTAATCAAAAAAGGTTAGCTGTAAGAGATACAGGTAAATTCGCAAACTCTAAAGTGCTTTATGATTTCAGAAGCACTGCCCTAGATCTTCTTAAAACACAATATGCAGAACTTATCGATGCTGATATTTTCTCTGCACTATCAACAACAAGTGGTACTCATGCTTATGTAAGAGCTGATAATTCAGATGGAGCTACATATGCATCTTCAGATCCAAAAGCTGCATTAGCTGCTGCTGATAAAATCACTTTAGCTGATATTAGTGCATTGAAAACAATCGCTCAAATCGGTGGCTCTGCTAACTACAGAATGAGACCAATTCGTGTAGACGGTAACGACTACTATGTATTGGTATTACATCCTGAAGTTGCTTATGACTTATTTGAATTAGATGAGTTTCAGCAAATGCAAAGAGAAGCGCAACAGCGTGGTGAAAGCAATCCATTATTCTCAGGTGCTTTAGGTATCTATAATGGAGTTGTTATACACTCTCACGAAGGTGTTAATGTTGCAGCAGATGGTGGTAGTTCTTCAAACGTAGCGTTTGCTAGAAACCTATTCATGGGCGCACAAGCAGCTTGTTTTGCAGAATCTTCTGATATGATGTGGGTAGAAAAGACCTTTGACTATGGAAACCAACTTGGTATTTCAGCATCAAAGATCTATGGTGTAGACATTAGTGACTACAACAGTAAAGACTACGGTGTCATACAGTATGTTTCAGCAAGGACTGATCTGTAATCAATAACCTAGAGGGGGATTAATTTCCCCCTCTTTATTGGAAATATTATGACCTTATCAGAAATAACAACAGAAGTCAGAAATATTACAGGTGTAGACTCTACATCTGTTTTAGCTGATTCAATTATACATGACCTTATCAACGAAGCTCAGTATCAGCTTTGTGATGAGGCGAATCTATTACAAGGATATGCGACTCGTAATTCAGTTGTAGACCAAAGTGAATATCCAATGAAAACAAGTAACTCAGATACGGTTACAGATTGGACGGTGTATCAAACTAATTTATCTAATGGCAATACTGCTAGTTCTTCTTTAGAGCAAATGACTAGAATATTCAGAGTAGAATATGATGGTAGTATTTGTCAAAGAATTGGTATCAATGAAATAAGTGATATTCCAGATGATACTTCTATGAGCAATATTACTACAGATAAGGCTTATTACATCCATGATGATAAGCTAGGAATCTTTCCTACTCCTACTGAAGTAAAGGAAATAAAAGTATATTATTATAGATTACCACATAAGATGTTTCAAGATGCAACTTGTGATATTGATCATAATAGTGCTGATATTACGATGGATAGTACCTCTTTAGTGAGAGAAGGTATGAGCGTTACTGGTGCTTTAATGTCTGATGAATTGTTTGCCCTTACGATTACAAGTTCTACTGCTGTAAGGCTTAGTGGTAATGTGACAACTACAGATAGCTCAAATCACGACAATACTACTCTTACTTTTGGTAAGCCAGAGATTGATGAGCGTTATCAAAGAATATTAATTTACTATCCTTGTTGGAGGGTTTCAGAAAGACTTAGAGACCTAAATTTAATTTCATATTTTAAAAATGAATGGTTAGAGCAAAAACAGCGAGTAATACTTGAAAGACAGTCCAGAGATGGAAGTACAGTTCTAACTGTTCCATACAATGACTTTTAATGGCTAGAAAAACAATAAGAGATTTTTCAGGTGGCTTAGTAAGCTATCAATCTGAATTAGATATATCAGATAGTCAATTCCAAGAGTTTGATAATGCTATCAATACAAAGCGTGGTAGTATTACTAAAAAAGGTACTACTGTACAAAAGTCAGATAGAAATACCTCAATAAGTCCTGTTAGCACAGAGTTTACACGCTATCGTACTGAAAAAGATGGTAGTAATAATGACACTAGCACAGAATGGTGGATACTTGCTAATGCTGATAAAGTATATAGAGCAGATGTAGCAGATGGCACTTCAGGTTCTTGGACAGCAATAAATACTTATTCTACTTTTGGTAGTGAAAAAATAACAGATGGTATTGCATTTGCTACAAGTGATTGGGGATTTGGTACTGGTTGGAGTAGAGTCGTAGGAGAAAGTGATACTCAAGCATTATATACTACTGGATCAGGAACTGGAGCATTAACTCAAACTAATGCCAATATGGTTTCTAGTCTTGAGAAAAACAAAATATATAGACTGCAATTTACTATAGATGCAGCAGATTCTCCTGGTAAAGCAGGTATTGAGATTAAAAATGCAGCATTAACAGAGACTTATGTAGCAAGAGCAGATTATGGTATAACAACACACACAGTGTATTTTTCACCAAAAGAAAGTAATGGTGGTATTGGATTTTTTGCAGAAGCAGCAGATGGAGGTCAAACAGTTACATTTAGAATAGATGATGTTAGTGTAAAAGAGTTCCCATGTCACGATCTTTTAGTACATAATCAAATACTAAGAATCAGTGATGGTTCTTTTTTAAACGACCCTAAGTGGTATGGACATATTAAAAGAGATACATTTGGTCAAGGACTAAGTTTATCTCACTATCGTTGGAGAACACCTCCAATGTCTACAGCAGTAAATAATTGGTATTTAAAAGATACGGAACTTGTACCTCCTGTTGTAGTACCAATGAAGTACGCATTTGATCAGAATAATGATATAAATGCAGTAAATGAGGTGGGTATATTTGTATATTTTCCAGATGAAACTACACTTAACGGAGACTTAGTAG